AAATGTATTAGCCATTGTTTTCTCCTATATCAACCAAGCGCAATGGCAAGGGCTGTGGCTTCGTCTATTGCTGCTGCAACAGTTGCTATTGTACCTGTAACTGCAGGTAAAGTCAAGGTTACATCTGCAGTAGATGCTGGTCCTATTAGTTTTACTGAATTAGTTCCATTGCTTGAATCCTCAAAGAAAGATACAAATCCAGCAGTAGTGCTTCCATTCTTTACAGACAAACCTGTCTCAGCTATTGGAATACCTGTAAAGGTAGCTACTCCGTCTACCTGCAATGTAGTTGCTATATCCACAGCGCCTGAGACATCCAAAGTACCATTTATGTCAATAGCAGTAGCAGTAAGATCAATCTCAGCAGTAGCTCCAATAGACAATACTGTTGCACTAGTACCCTTAATAAATTGTGATGCATCATTAAACTGCAAAGCCATTGTGCTATTAAGCAACAGGCCTGTGTCATGGACGTGAGTAAGTGTTACCTCAGTATTAGTACCAAATCCTAAGATACTACCATCTGAGACTAAGGAGAGGTCATCCCCTACTGTAAGATCAGCTGCTATGCTGCCACTTTCATCTACATCAAGTGTGTCAATATGTGCTGTACCATCAATGAACAAGTCCTTAAACTCTAAGGATGCTGTACCTAAGTCCAGCGTATTGTCAGTCTTAGGATTTACTAAAGAAGCAGTAACAACAAGATCTTGTGAAGGGCCAAGCTTAGTGATAGGACCGCCTTCAGCGGCTGTGCCATCGTGAGTGTGACCAGATGTCCCTAGTGTAGCTGCAATTGCATCAAACTCGCCATCCAAATCAGAAGCGTTAATGACGTTACCATCGGCAATGTTATTTCCCGAATCGTTTCTTACATAACCTGTACCCATGGTTTTTACCTTCTTGTGTTTATACCAAATTCTAGCGTAACTGCGTCAAGCGAGAATGGTGGATCTGTACTGTCTGACTCAAATTGTAAGGACGCTACAAAACCTGAGCCTATTAATTGAGTTTCGAAGAGTGTTAATAGTTTTTGACCATACGTGGCGGTCCCGCCATAAGTAACATTACCGTAAAAAGAAACTTCAGTTGTAGCATTATCAAATACAATGTTAGCAGGCTGTATACTATTCTGTTGGTCAAAGTCTAGCTTAAGGTTTAAGTCAAAAGATACACTACCTTGAGGGTCTGTATAAAGTATAGCCTTGTAGAATGTCTTACGTATCCTTGCATCATTTATTGGTAGGAATGGTGTAGAAAAATTACTTTGTATTTTAGCACCATCAAAACTATTTCCGCTTTCCATTCTGTACAAAAAACCATCATCGTTAGCAAATACTATAGTCTCTGCGTTTTGGAAGAACCGACTAGAAGCTACATAAGCACGTATACCCCTTGTCTCTGCCCATGCCATCTGAGCACCGCCCTGACCTGCAAACTGAGTACCAAGTATACCTTTAGCGTTATTTTGTGTAATGTTAGTGTTAAATCCTAGTAGTCTATACTGAGACTTCTCACGAACAACTACACTTGCAAAAGAAGTATTACTAGTTATGAAGCTAGTAAACTCGCTTTGAATAGTTTTAGACACAACGGCTAAACCAAAATCACCAATACGATCTGTTGCACTTAAAAGCCTAAGACCATCTGGTCCAAGGAACATTACATCTCCACCAGTTTCTTGAATAGTATCTGAGTCTATGCATCCAATGTCTATGGTTACTGGCTTTAACTGAAAGTCTGCAATGGTGTTACCAGTTAATTGTAGAATAGATGACTCTGTAAATATTATCAACTGCTCTCTAAAAACAATTAAACCTGTTACTGTACCTCCTACAGATACTGTACCAGCCCCAGAAGCTGCTGTAAAGTTATTATCTGTAAATGGTGCAGAAAAAACTATTACATTATTTATAGCAAAAAACAATTGGTTCTTAAAAGAAGTAACAAAGTCTGCACCTATTATATCTGTAGGTGCTGCATCTAAACGAGTAAAGGTTGTACCGTCATACAGTGCAGGAATATTAATACCATCTACTATTGCCATCTTTTCTGTGCCTGAAAAGTTGTATCTAGCTGATCGTGTTTTATTTACTAAACCATCTCTTGCTGTAGATAAGAAAGTTACAACTGCGTTATCTGCAGGAGATGCTGCTAAGTTAGGACTTACAGCTAAGTCTGAGCCACCAGAAGATACTGATGCATCTGCAGTTACTGTGTATACAAGGTTAACACCTGCAATTTTAAATACGTCACCTAGCTGTGGCGGGGCCGTTAGCCCATCTACTGCTAGTGTTCCACCTGACTCTGATCCACCGTTTACAAGGACTGTGCCATAACTAGGTACGTTAGCATGTACTATAGCACTACTAGAAACTTTAAATAGATCTGCATTCCTAGATACAATTACATTATCTATAAATACATTACACCCTGTTATAAGGTGATTAGTTGTAGTAGAAGTAAAAGTAACTACTGCAGCGTTTGCAGGTGAAGAATCTAAAGCGGGAGCAACAACTAGTGTAGCCCTGTTATTTGTTCCATCAAAAGTTACCCCGCCAGAGCCTATAGTGTATGTACCCGCTACGCCAGCTATAGTTAATTTGTCACCTGCCTCTGGTGTCTTATGGATGTTACCAAGTATAAGATCAGTACCAGACTGACTTGCACCGTGAACTACAGGGGCACCATACGGAGGTATAAGAGTGCTATTGTACTTGCTGAAACCTTCTATCCTACGGTAGCCGCCTTGCACAGAAGGCTCATAGTTTTTAAGCGCACGTGCAGAGCCGGGTGCATTAATACCCTGCTGTAACGGACTCATATTAGTAATAAGCCCACCCGTAAATTCTATAGGGTATGTTTGGCGTGTGGTTGCCATATATTAAGTTACCCCAGAAGAAGTTACAGAAGAACTGGCCCGTGAAATAACGGTAGATCTAACATAATCATATCTATTAATGTAAAGGCTACGCATACTTTTAATCTCACTCTCGAATCGACTCTGCATGATTGTCGCTTCTTGTGTCTCGCCTCTAAACATATATGCGTATAACATCGCACCATCTACTAGTATATGCCTAAACTGCTCTGGTATACTAGGTACATCTGTTGAATTAATTAAATCTATAGGCAGTCTATAATATTCGTAAACCAGTTCATACTCTTTGTCAGGCGCTGGGACAAAACCAAACTCTAAGTTAGGTGTCCTAAATACGTCCCTTGGTAAACCTTTCATACTTGCTGAAGTATTATACTCACCGTCTATGTATTTGTCTAGGTATTCTTCGTATGATATAACAGACAACCTACGTGTTTCATTACCTAGCGTATCATTGCGTTTAATACGAAAGCTATTAGTTACAACTGTCTTAGCATCTGCAGGGTACGCATAACGTACTGTACCTACACCCAGAGTTTCTTCAGCTTCTGAATGGTTAAAGGGCCATTCGTACTCATGCTGATTTACAAAACGTATAGCAGAATTTACAGAATCTTTTACCATTGCGTATTCGCCAACAGAAGCAGAAAAGTTAGTAGCTGTAAGTTCTACCTCATTAAGCCTGCGATTAACGTCATTCACTAGGCCAATATAATCGTATGCCATCTAGCGTTCCTTTATTCGTATCTTAATACTACGTTCCGCTTGACTGCCTGTAGTGTCAATCATTCTACAAAAGAAAGTGTACTCTGTATTATTTGTACCTGCACCCATGTTAATAGTAGCTACAGTGCTTGTGTTAGTTTGTGATACGTTCTGTATAGTGTCCGTAAACGCCCCACCAGAAGCTGCAGTAAGATTTTGACCAGCGTTTAGTTGCGTTTTAACATTGTAGGTATTAGACTTAACAAACCAAATAACGCTGCTAATTGTAGCACTAACAAGAAAACGTGACCAATCTACGCTGTAGTCTAGTTGTTCATCCGGGTCTTTAAGAGGCCATCGGAAACTCATTTACATATCCTCACTTGCATGTACAGTTCTATCTGCAGATGTTGGTTGTCTTCCTACAAAAACTAATCTAGCTTCACCAGTTACAAGTACTGTTCTTTCTGACGTAGTAGACATTACGCTGCCCTTGGAATAGTTATAGAACGTCTTTTGCTGTATTGATCTCTAACCGCTTCAAAGTTAAATACTACCCCAGCTACTGATGCTCCTGAAATATCTACGACTATTGTAGCAGTAACAGATCCTAAGTTCAAGGTTAATTCTGTAATATCTTCAGAAACTGCACCTGTAGCAGATACAGAGCCAAGTACTTTAACTATGTCTTGTTCACCGTAACCAGATGCACCGAACCTACCTGATCCGTATACTGCAGAAACTAGAATAATAGCCATACTTTATTTCCTACGCAATACGTATAACAGTGGTACTCTCTCCAACAGCAGGGAACTGTAAAGTAAGATCCCCAGCAACAGCAGATGTAGTTCCACCAAAGTCAATCACGCACAAAGCTTTACCCGCTTTGCTGAAATTATATACGATACAACCTGAAGTGGCTGTTGTAACGTCTGCGAATACTGCATTTGCAAAGTCTACCATAGCAGTGGTATTGACTACTGTAATAGAAGGGCTTCCTAAGACTACCCCGCCTGCAGTGTAATTAGTACCAGAAGACTCATCAGTGTTACCTGTTATGTCTGAATAATTTGTTGTAGTTACATTATAAGTACCAGTAGGACTAGCTTTAATAAGTGCTAATTTAATAGTGTCTGTATCAAGATCATGTATACCACCAAGCAATTCTTGCTTAAAGCTCGTAGACATCGCTGTAGTAATACCCATAGTTTGTTCCTATATGCATAAGTATAAGTGGGCCAGTTTCCCAGCCCACTCATTGTGATTAATTAAGCTTGATCACGTACTGCTTCTTGAGCAGTCTTGTCACCAACTTCACTTACGTCCATAAGCATTGCGTATACACGAAGCTTACCTGCAGTGAAAGTTGCACCAGAACCTGCAAAGGTTAGGTCTAATGTATCAGCTGTTGCCAATACAATAACACCTGCAGGAGCAACTGTTGGAGCATAAGCAAGATCAGCTGCGCCATCAATGTCAAATGCAGCAACGTACTCGTTAGCGTCAATTGCAGTACCAAGAATGACAGTTGCGTCAGTCCCAGAGTTTTGAGTTGCGCTTTCTACAACTTGTACACCTGCAGACAAGACTACAGTGTTACCGGGTATGGTAATACACTGAACAATATCACCAGATGAACAGTCAATAGCCTGTGCAGTCAGATCAATAGTAAGTTCTTGCATGTAAGGTTTACGTGAAGGATTACCTGTCCCACGAGTTGGCGCTAAAAGTGTAGTAAGAGTAGCCATAAGTTATTTCCTCCCTTAAGCTGCGTTATAACGAGCAGTTACGATTGCTTCTGGACGAAGAATCTTCCTGCCGTATAGGTG